ATTTGCAGTCTGTATCCCCGAAAGCGGAACTGGCGGGAACTGGCGAGAACCAGCAGGACTACTCGAGAATTGGTAGGACTCAGCCCAGATTAGAAACGATGCGTAAGGGCAATTCTGTGTATGCCAATTTGGTGAAAGAGTTTGCTTCTAAGTACATGCAGGTTGAGCTCATGGATTGGCAGCTCTACGCGCTGGATGGTCTTTTTGAGGCAGACCCTGAGACAGGTGACTTGGTGAATCGTGCCGGTCTAATTTCTGTGGCGCGTCAGTGTGGCAAGACTGTTTTAGGCCAAGCCGTTTTAGGTGCCTGGATGACTTCTATTGCTGCACTGCGGGGCAAGCCCCAGACCGTAGTTAATTCAGCGCATGAGCTCACACTTGCTGTGCGCCAGTTTGAAATTGTGGCACCTATTTTGGCTGAGTATTTTGGCGCTACTTTAAAGCGGGCTTATGGCCGTAACAGTTGTGAGATGCCTGACGGCTCCCGCTGGCTGGTTAAAGCGGCCACGCCTTCTGCCGGTATGGGTTTATCTTGCGACCTTATTTGGGTGGATGAGATTTACGCAGTTGACGACAATGTCCTTGCCCATTCTTTGAGGCCCACAATGAAGGCGCGCAATGTGCGCACAGCTGGGGGCTCGCCAATAATGATGATGACTAGCACTGCTGGCACTGAGGCTTCAATAGCCATGCTGCGCTATCGAGAACAGGGACTGCAGCTCATAGATGAAAAGCGCCAGGGCTCGTTTTATTTTGCTGAGTGGAGCCCGCCACCTGGCGTGGATGTCATGGACACTAAATGGTGGGGCTGGGCTAACCCCGCGCTAGGACACACACTCGAGCTTGAAAGCCTCCTGCTAGACGCTGACCACCCAGACCGCTCATCCTTCCTGCGTGGCTCGCTTAACCAGTTTGTCAATGCTGACGCCTGCTGGCTTCAGCCTGGCCAATGGGATGCCTGCCTTTCTGACATTGAAGGCCCAGAGGGTGGCTGGATTGCCGTAGATTCGAGCCTTGACGGTTCTCGCTATGTGGCCGTTCGCGCCGCTGTGGATGATGTTGGGGTAGCCCATGTCAAGGTTGAATTCGTGGTGCAATCTCTGGCAGAAATGCAGGAGGCTCTGCTTAAGTCTTGTGAGAATCCCCAGGTGATGCTTGCCGTCACCCCCACACTTGAACATCATGTGCCGATTGCGCTGGCCCGCAGGTCAAAGGTTGTCGGGTATGGCGAGTTAATGAAGTACACAAGTTTAGTTAAAGGCATGATTAATGACGGCCGCATAGTGCACATGGGGCAGAGCAACCTTGCTGAGCACATGAATAGAGCAGTAGCAATTAACCAGCAGAATGCTTTAGCTCTATCTTCAAAGCGCAGCCCCGGGCCAATCGAGTTAGCGCGCTGCACTATCTGGGCGGCCGCCTTAGCGTCAAGACCAAAACAGGGCGGTAAGCCTATGCTGGTTGTCGTTAATCGCTAAACTTCTAAAGGTTGTGTCCTGCTAGTTCTGTCGGGATTCTGGCAGGGCATGACCACCCCCATAAAAGAAATGTGACATAATCACGCTATGGCTCTGTTCAATCGAGTAAATAAAGCGGCTGTGAGCCCAGCACCAGCGCAGGCTAAAGCAGCTGCAGCAGGTGGCTACTCATCCAACATGTCTGGCGTAAACATGGTGGGCCAGTACTACAGCTACTACGAGGGTGAGGCCCGCAATCGTGCAATGAGCGTGGCCACCATCTCGAGGGCTCGTGACCTCATGGCTTCTGTCATTGGCTCACTTCCATTGCGCATGTATAACGAGCGCTGGAATGATTCCGAAAAGGAAATGGAAAAGGAATACTTGGCGCCCCGCTCGTGGCTGCGCCAGCCTGACCCTTCAGTTACTTACGATTTTCTTATGGCTTGGACTTTTGATGACCTTTTTCACTTTGGTAGGGCCTTCTGGGTTGTGACTTCTAGAACGCAAGATGGCTTTCCTGCATCCTTCACGCGTATTCCCGCAGGTTCAGTGACCACTACTGACCAGGCAGGCCCAGTGTGGTACGCACCTTCAAAAGAGGTCTACTTTTTAGGAAATATGATAAATCCAGCGGATTTAGTACAATTTCTTAGCCCCATACAAGGGATTATTTACATGTCTGAGCAGACAGTAGCCACAGCGTTAAAGCTCGAGGCTGCGCGCTATCGGAATGCTGAGAGCTCTATCCCAGCGGGCGTACTTAAGCAGACCGGTGGCGAGCCTTTGAGCGCTTCCGAGCTTGCAGACCTGGCAAGTGCATTTAATGCTGCACGAGCTACTAACCAGACCGCCGCTCTAAATGAGTTCTTGAGTTACACAGAGACAACGGCAACCCCTGACAAGATGCTTCTAATTGACGCCGCTAACTATCAGGCTCTGGAATGCGCAAGGCTTACAAATGTGCCGCCTTATTTGGTAGGCGTAAGCACTGGCGCGTATTCATACCAGAGCTCAGAACAGGCCAGAGCAGACCTTTACATTTTTGGCGTTCAGGCTTACGCTTCCTGTATCGCTTCCACGCTCAGCCAAAATAATGTTTTGCCGCGCGGTACCTATGTTGAATTTGATACAGAAAAATTCTTAGTAGAAAACGAAATTGCCGACAAGATGGACAGCCCCGACATGCCAGAAGAAAATACCCAGGAGGAATTAGCGTGATTCGCTTTAATGCCAGCTCTATTTCAATCGATGCAGCAGCGCCAGACGGTACGCCACGGCGCACCCTCACCGGTATTGCAGCGCCTTACAATGTCGTTGCCCGCGTAAGTGATGGCACAGAAATTATGCTTGCCCCAGGCTCATTGCCTGAAGATGGCAAGAATCCAAAGCTCTACATGTACCACGACAGTACCCAGCCAGTAGGCCTTGTGACCGCCCGGCAAGACACGCCAGAAGGCATGCTTTTTGAGGCTCGTATTTCCAGCACTGCTGCTGGTGACGAAGCTCTAACGCTCGCCACAGATGGCGTACTCGATTCAGTGTCTGTAGGAATCAGCGCCACAGAATTTTCATACAATGAAGATGGCGTCATGGTCATTACGGCTGCCGAGTGGCAAGAGCTCAGCCTCGTGCCCCAGCCAGCGTTTGCGGGTGCTACCATTGAAAAAGTTATGGCGAGCATCCACCAAAACCCCGACAATCTAGACAATAATCCAGATACAACCGAAGTTGAGGAGACAGAGGACATGGAAAAGACACCAGCACCAGAAGTAGTGGAAGCAGCAGCTATCCCTACAGCCCCAGTATTTGCAGCTGCAAAGCGAGATTTTGTTCTCCCAACAGCTGGCGAATTTATGGCCGCTTTCCACATTGGTGGCGACACATTCGCAAACATGAATAAAGCAGTAGCTGATTACACAGCTTCAAAGCGCACACCATTGCAAGCCGCGGCTGGCGATGTGCTTACCACTGACACTTTAGGCCTCCTTAGCACTGTCGTTTTGGGTCCTCTGGTTCAGGACCTTAATTTTTTGCGCCCGGTAGTCGAAGCAGTGGGCGCGCGCGCTTATCCTGACAACGGCCAGCAAAAGACCTTTATCCGCCCAACCATCACCACTCACACGAGCGTCGCTGCACAGGCAAACGAATTGGCCGCTACTTCAGCAACCACAATGGTGATTGCTTCCAACAGCGTAAGCAAGACCACACTTGCTGGCCAGGTCACGCTTTCCCAGCAAGACATTGACTTCACGAATCCTGCAGCAATGCAGCTCATCCTCAATGACCTTATGGGCGAGTACATGATTGCATCGGACAACCTCTGTGCAGACAATCTCCTTACCGCTGCAACTTCATCGGGCGTATGGGATGGCACAGTTGCTGACCTTTACAAGTCAATTTTTGACTCGGCAAATGACATCTCAAGCGGGCGCAACTGGTTGCCTACTCATCTTTTTGTAAGTGTTGATGTATGGTCACAGCTCGGCCAGCTCGTGGATTCAACGGGCAGAGCAATTTTTCCGCTTATTGCAAATGGCTTGTCAGGTCAAAACGCTGCGGGCTCGCTCAATGCGACATCATGGAACGGCAACCCTCTGGGCTTGCAACTTGTCGTAGACAGCAACTTTGCTGCCAAGACAATGATTGTGACTCGCGTAGGCCAAGGCCAAGGCGATGCTTTCGAGTACTACGAATCCATCCGCGGTCTTATGAGCGTAGAACAGCCTGCAGTTTTGGGCCGCAATATGAGCTTCCACGGGTACGCCAGCACCTTTGCTGCAATCCCGGGCATGATTCGCAAAATCACACAGGCTTAGTCGGAAAGGCGGGTTACCGCTATGGCTACCTACAGCGTTATTTTTCACCAGCGTTTGGATGACTACGCAGTTATTCAGACACTGGAGAACACGGATATTGCTATTGGTGAATCCATCACTATTAGCGGGGTAGGGCATGGGCTAAACGGTACGCACACTGTTTACGCCCTGCCTCAGTACCTCTACACAGGTACCGATGGTGAAGGCAACATCGTTTTAGATGCAAACCAGCCTTTGCCTAATCAGGTCATGTTTTATGACGCTGACGCAGACCTTGATAGAAGCGCTGCAATCCCGCCAGGGACTTTGACCTATACGCAAACCTGCACATGGGTCACTAGTGCGCAAGTACAGCTCTGGCTCGGTCTTACGAGCCCTACGGCCGATGAGAGCACATTCTTAGCTCAGTGCGTAAGTGCTGGTAACCAGGTTGCCTATCGGCGCAGGCAGGAAGCGGGCTACTTTGACGCGCTCGCTACTTCTCCCTCAGGAGATTGCACCCTCGGCACCATCATGCTGGCTGGGGCTTATTACAGACAGCGCGGCAGTATTGACCAATTCGCAAGCTTTGACTCAATGGGCCAAGCCATCACCACTAACGCCTTCACGCCGATGGTTAAGCAGCTTCTAGGCATTGACCGCCCAGCGGTGGCCTAATGGCTTACACAGACCTTTTCAACGAGGCCATAGATGACCTGGCAACCACGCTGGCAACCATCACAGGGCTCAGAGTTGTAACAGACCCCAGGAACTTAAATAGCAACTGTTGTTTCATTGACGCGCCATCCTTCGAGGCGCTCAATGACCACATAGTCACTATGACTTTCCCAGTGCGCATTATCGGAATTGGCCCGGGCAACCTTGACACGCTGCGCCCACTGCTTGCCATTTCAGCATCATTGCTCGGCAAGAATGTAGGAGTAAATAGCGGCACCCCAGCTCTGGCCTCAATCGGCGGGCAAGAGTTCCCCGCTTATGACCTCAGTATCAGAATGCAAGCACAGAATCTGTGATGCACACAAAGACCGTTAAAATCTGCAATAATCTACACAGCACAGGTGCCCCGACTCACCTACCAACTAGGAGTTAAAACATGGCTACCAGCTCAACTACATACCTCACGAATCCAACAGTAAACCTGGCGCCAACCACTGGCGGTGCCAAAGTTGACTTAACCTCAGCTTGCTCAGCAGCGGCAATTACAGTGGGCTTTGACGCATTGGAAAGCACCAGCTTTGGAGATGCAGGCCATGTATTCGTTAAGGGCCTTCAATCTGTCGAAGTAGTGCTCACGATGTACGCCTCCTATGGCGCATCCTCTGTGGAAGCCACCCTCTGGGACTTGCTCGGTGACGGAACTACAGAAATCACCATCTCACCTGCAGGCGCTACCGAATCCGCTAGCAATCCTGAGTACACAGTAGTTAATGCTTTCCTTGCATCGTTCCAGCCCATTAATGGCACCTACGGTGAGCTCTCAATAATTGAGGCCACCTTCCAGGGCGGAACTGTTACGCGCGACATCACAGCGCCTTAAACCCCAAAAAGAAAGCAGCCGACAATGCAGCTAACAATGCAAATAGACCTGGGCAACGGCCCAGCAGTTGTCAAGACAAACCTCATGGTAATTGTCAACTGGGAACGCAAGTACAAGCGCAAAGCCTCACAGCTTGCCGATGGTATTGGCATGGAGGACTTAGCCTTTATGGCTCACGAGGCCGCCAAGCTTGCCGGTATTCATGGCATCCCACTTATGTTGGATGACTTCATTAAGCAACTGGTGTCACTTGAGGTAATTGACCAGGAGGATGAAAACCCTACCGAGGCGGCACTTACCGACATTCCCTAGCATCTTTGCTAGTTGAGTGCGGGTATTGGCCGCCTGACATCCCCTTTGACATTCCCGACTTGAATACCTGCATTAGTATTATTAATGAGTCAAGGAAGAAAACCAGATGAGCGTTAGCGCCAGCACAGAAATTTATGGCCTGAAGGCGGCGCTGGCTGAGCTCAATAAACTTGACTCTAAAACCAAGTTTCAAGCTGTAAACAAAATTAAAGCCTCAGGTAATGAGATGGTTAATCGAGTCGCAGCCACTTACCCGGACAAAGCCCCGCTCTCTGGTATGGCCCCTGGCCGTAAGACCGCTGGCAGGCTCTCCTATGACCCTAAGAAAGTGCGCAAGGGCGTGACCATTCAGGTAGGCGGGCGCTCAGTTAAGGGCACCATTCCACTTGTGACGCTGACACAGAAAAACGCTGGCGGGGCAATCTTTGACATTGCAGGCCTGCGGGATTCAAGCTCTGTTTTTGTGCGCAATCTCAATGCCTACTACGGCAGAGCTCAACGCGGTATGTGGCGTGAAAGCAAGTTTATTTATGGCCAGGCAACGCAAGACATCCTTAAGGCCATTGAAGAAGTCTTAGCAAGCGTTAATAGAAAGCTGGTGCAGTAATGGCCGTATTTATTCCCATTGTCTCTGAGTTCAATTCCAAAGGTATTGAGAAGGCTAAGAAAGAGTTTGCATCCTTAGAGGGCGCTACCGCTAAGGCTGGCTTTGTGATGAAGAAAGCCTTTCTGCCTGCCGCTGCAGCTGTGGGCGCTTTGGGCGCTGCATTGTTTGACGCGGGAAAAGGTGCAGTCGAAGATGCAGCCGCACAGGAGCTTCTCAGCAAAGCGCTGAAAAATAACACTGCAGCCACTGATGCCCAGATTAAGGCAAATGAAGATTGGATTTCCCAACAAGGCAAATTGCTAGGTGTCGTCGACAGTGATTTGAGACCGGCGATTGCGAAACTCGCCACGCAGACAGGCTCATTAACTAAAGCACAAGAGGGCGCTGCCTTAGCTATGGACATTGCAGCGGCGACAGGTAAGCCCTTATCTGCAGTGACTGACGCAATGGCTAAGGCGTATGGTGGCAACACTAAAGCCCTTGCGAAGTTAGACCCGAAACTTAAAGACCTGATTAAAGGCGGCCTAGACGCTGAAGGCGCTATGAGTGTGCTAGCCGATACTTTCGGCGGTGCTGCATCCACCAAAGCAAACACGGCAGAGGGACAATTTCAGCGCCTAAAAGTTTCACTTGACGAAACTAAAGAAACCATCGGCGCGGCGCTCCTGCCAATTATTGAAAAGGTCTTGCCGTTCCTTACGCAAATGGGCAACTGGGCCAGCGAAAACACAGCAGTATTTTTGACCGTTGCCGGGGTAATTGGTGGCATTGCAGCTGCCATAGTTCTCGTCAATGGCGCTATGACTGCCTGGTCTGCAGCTACTACAGCTTTTACAGCAGTGCAGGCCGCCTTTAACGCTGTAATGGCCATGAATCCAATCGTGCTAATCGTTGTTGGAATTGGTCTGCTTGTGGCGGCTTTGGTCATTGCTTACAAGAAATTTGACGGCTTTAGAGCTGTAGTCGACTCTGTTTTTAAATTCATTACAAGTGCAGTCTCTGGCTCTATTGACCTGATTAAAGGCTATTTCTCTACAGTGCTCGGCTTTTATAAAACCATCTTCAATGGGATTGCCAGCCTGTGGAATAACACTGTGGGCAAACTGTCTTTTAAGGTGCCTGGCTGGGTGCCTGGCTTTGGCGGTAAAGGCTTTGAGGTTCCTAATATCCCCATGCTTGCAGAGGGCGGAATCGTCAACAGCCCTACCGTTGCCATGATTGGCGAGGCAGGCCCAGAGGCCGTAATCCCATTGTCAAAAATGGACTCAATGGGCGGTAACAATGTCACTATTCATGTCAACGGCGGCGACCCTCAAGCCGTAGTGGCTGCACTGCGTACCTACATGCGTCAAAACGGTTCAGTGCCTATCCGAGTGAGCAACATTTTCTAATGGCTCTCCAGTCCTACACCGTTGCCTACTCAACTAATGGCTCGACCTGGACTGCCTTAACCAATGTTCAAAACATCAGAATCAAGATTGGTAAAAGCGCACAACTTGACGCTGTAAACGCTTCTATCGCTTCTTTTGAAATGCGCTATCCCACCGGTTACGCCTCGCCTATTACCCAGTTGGTTGCTGGGTCATACATCAGAATTTCAAACACCACAGGTACTGCAAACCCTATTTGGTACGGAGAAATTACTGATGTAAACGCAACTTACGGCATCCCGTTTAATGGTGGTGTCGGCCCCGCTGATTTTCTCAGTATTTCTTGTGAGGGTGCTTTTGCAACTGTGGGCCGCATGCAGGGCAACGGCTACTCGATGGCTGCTTCTAGCATTGTTGACCAGTTTCAAAACGCAAACATTCAGACGGGTTTGAACTTTGGTTATTTGCCTTTGTCGTCTAGTACTCGTCTTGCTGCTACAACTGTAAACAGCACCTGGGGCGACTGGGTAAACCGTGTGTGTCAAAGCACTAACAGCCGTTTGTGGGACGGCATTGCTTTCAACGGTTCAACTGTTATCTCACCGTTTTTCAATTCGGTTAGCACAGTTAACTTTTCGGATGTCGCTAATGACGCTACAAATCAGGTTTACAACCAAATCAACTTTGACAGCCTTGCAGACAACTTCTACACGCAGGTCACGGTCACCCCTGAAACGGCTGGCGCTGCCACAGTGACACAAGCGGGGGCTTCGGCACCGTTCCGCACCTATCAGACAAACACATTGAACGAAACCACAGCTCAGGCAACTGACTACGGCAATTATTTGTTGTCGAATTACGGTACGGCGCGTTTTGCTATTAGTTCGGTCACTTGTTCGGGTGATGCTCAGGCTTCGTTCCAGTTGGACAAGATGGGTGTTAACGGCGAGTTCGGCAAGACTGTGGGCCGTCAGGTTTCTGTGGCGTTTCGTGGCACCACTTATCAGTGCATTGTGGAGGGTGTGACTATGTCGGCTTCGCCTGCTAGTTCTTCGTTTACTTTTCACCTGTCCGGTGCTGATTTAAACGCTTATCTCATTTTGAACAATGCCGTTTTCGGTAGGCTCAATTTCAACAAGTTAGGTTATTAGTTATGAGTTTTCCATCTTTTGCTACTGGCGAGGTTTTGACTGCTGCCGATATGAACGCTGTCGGTTTGTGGCTTGTCAAGTCACAGACGGTCGGCACAGGCGTTTCAAGCGTTACCCTCACAAATTGTTTTAGCGCCGATTATGACGCATACGAAATTGTTATTAGCAATGTTGATGGTTCAAATGGTACGTCAGCACTAGTTTTACAATTAGTAGACAGTGGTGGTACTCCTGCAACTACAAACTATAAAAGCACAGGCTTTTTTATGACTTATGCTTCAACAACCGTCAACGGGATTAACCAAACAACGTGGGAATGTTCATTATCTGCTACAAACTTTGGTGGAAAAGTAAGCATTTTTAACCCTTTTTTAGCAGTTCCTAGTTATTTTAATAACACCTCAAATGATGACACCTATATACGTGTTTATGGTGGAACACACACAACTGCTTCATCTTATGTTTCACTAAAACTTGCCCCAAACGCAGGAACAATTACGGGTGGCACTATCCGTGTTTACGGATACAAAAACTAGGACATCATGACAAAACCATTAATCCAAATCGATGACGAAATCCGCGAAATGACAGATGAGGAGTACGCCCAGTATGAAGAAGATATTGCTAACGCTCAGCCTTTGCCTAGCCCTGAGTAGTTGCGCTGACCGTGTCCGCGAAAATTGCGAAACCACAAAAGCAAACGGCCTACTAGAAAGACGCTGCCCATGAAACCCGAAAACCGCCTCACCAACGAAGAAATCAAAGCCCGACTCATCCTCATCGTAGGCGTAGCACTTTCGTTCTCATTCGTGGCAGCAATCGTCTCGCTCATTTACGGCTTGCTATTTGTAGTACAGCCTCTCGAGCAGGCACCCAATGACGCAGAAGCGTGGGCAGTCCTCTCACCGATGCTGATGACCCTCGCCGGTGGTCTCATCGGTTTACTCGCAGGCAACGGCCTAAAGGACAAGCCAAAAGACCCACCGACAGGGACACCAGTACCATGAGCAACCGCCCCTATCCCTATTACCCAGTTACAGAGCCAGGTAAAGGCAAACTTGCTGGCACTGAAAAATTCGTAGAGCTCTGCCGTAAGCGCTGGGGCTTTACCAATCTGGGCACATTCGTAGTGCGTAACATGCGAGGCAAGAAAACTCTCTCAGTGCATAGCCTCGGGGTTGCTGGCGATATCGGCTACCCAGCCACTCGAGATGGCAGGGCCAAGGCTCGTGAAGCCTGGGACTGGTTCCTAGAACACTCAGAAGCGCTTGGCCTATGTGAGCTGCATGACTATAGCTTTGGCGAATTCGGCAGGGGCTACCGGTGCAGTCGAGGCGAGGGCGTCAAAGGCGTAAAGGTTTACCAAAACGCCGCCGAAAGCGCAGGCTCTGGCGGTGCCTGGCTACATTTTGAGCTTGAAATGGACATGGCCACAGACGCCAAAAAACTAGAAGCAGCTTGGCGCTCACTGCCTAAGCCTGTTAAGCCTTAAGAACTGCTGCGCCGCCTTCCGAACTTGGCGCGCGGCCTAGGTGGTGGGAGTCGTCTACCTTTTTCCGATTCCCACCACCGCCCCCCTCTCTTGTGTATAGTTTCGCTGGGCGCTCGGAACGCCCCGAAAGGTAAACCATGACACAACTAACTAACGGCTATGACCCCCGCTATGACTTCAAAGTAGACCTGGCTTATGGCAAGGCTGGAGAAGCTGAACTAGTCGAATTCTTCAACGCCGTACAGGGCTCTTCAGTAGAGGTCAAGTCTGATAGGTACAGGAATGGCAGAATGGCTGTGGAGACCCAGCAGAAGCCCGCTCATGGCTTCTGGAAGGACTCTGGCATTAATGTGACGCAGGCTCAGTGGTGGGCTTACCGCTTTGGGCCTGGCTCATTTGTGCTGGTCTCTGTGCCCCGGCTTAAAAAATATTTACGCATGAATAGGGACTTACTGCAGAAGCGGGACTTTGCAGCGGGCTCGGATAACCCCTCAAGGGGCTTTGTGCTCATGCCTGACCAGGTGCAGGAGCTCCTAACCTCTGAGTGGTATGACTGTGAATAAGCCGCAATACATTTGCTATAGGGAACTATGGTCTAAGGACAAGACAACACTGGTGCAGGTATTTACTGACCTGCAAGGGCTGATTCTGAGCGTGACCGTGACTACACGGCCTGACAAGTGCTCGGATTGGGGCCCATCTATAGAAGTGGCACAGGTTGATTAAAAAAATTATGCCTTTAATCGTTTTATTCGTTTTCGCAGTACCAGCCCCAGCGCAAGCGCAGGCTAAAAACTGCCCCGAATGGGAACCGCTACTACGCAAGTACGGGCTACCTGTAAAAGAGATGAGCTTCATTTTGTGGCGCGAGTCAAGATGTCAACCCAAAGCAATTGGCTGGAATTATCACAAAGGTAAAAGCCACCGTGATTGCACCCTTGCACCGGCACACATTTACAAGAATTGTAAGGCCGTTAAGTCTTATGACATCGGGGTTAGCCAGGTCAATAGCGGGTGGAAAACAGTAGTAGCGCAGGTCTGCAAACGGCCAAGGCGCCAGCTGATTCGTTCTCTGCAAGACCCAGTGTGTAATGTCAAAGTCGCTGGGTACCTGTATCGGAATGGTGGCTTAGGCCACTGGCGGGGAACCTCAGGAAAATAGAAAAAGGAAACATGACAGATTTAGAAACCATCACCACGCTGGAAATACTCAGCGAAAGACTCGATAGCGAGATGCGCTTTATTGAGCGTGACGCCGTTGATTACGCCATCGCCATTATGCGTATGCGCCGCCATCCATCTATGGACACTACACAGCCCAAATTTGATGTCAATAACGCTCTGCACGAGCTGGCAAACTTTATGGCTAACCAGTACAAGCCAGGCAACCTATGAGCTTCAATCTCGACTCATACGAGCCCGTAGCCAGCAGAATTGCGCGCTTCTGGGCAGAGCACCCATGCGGGGCCATCCACACAGAATTAGTATTTGATGACGGCCAGCGGTGCGTCATTAAAGCCACTGTCTACTTCGATAGCACTGCAGCGCCAGTCTCATCGGATTACGCAGAAGAAATACAAACTGAGCGGGGCGTCAATGCCACCAGCAGAATCGAGAACTGCGCCACCAGCGCAATCGGGCGCGCATTAGCAGCTGCAAATTTCCTAGCAAGTGACTGGACTAAAAAACCTTCTCGAGAAGAGATGCAGAAGGTTCAGCGCATGTCCGGCAATGTCACCATTACTGAGCCTGCAGACCTAGCAAGCGATAAGCAGCGCAACATGATTAAGGCCGTATGTAAGTCACTGGGCAAGACCCCGCCTGTAGAGCTGCAATCTTTTACTAAGCGCCAAGCCTCGGCATACATTGACCAGCTAAAGCAGATGGAGGCAGGCAACCAGCCAGCGCCACCTGTTGAGTACGACACCCCAGAGGAGCCATTCTGATGGTTCCAATTTTCATTGACAGTGACGCACCAGTTCCTACATGGATAAAAGTGGTGGCGATTGTTGCCCTGTTGTTTGCCCCTGTTTACATTTACAACGAATGGAGAAACAACTAATGGATTCAGGAACCGCTAAAGACTTTATAGAGGACTTGCAGCAGGAGCTTCGAGTAGTGCGTGACCAGCAACGCAAATGGGAACGCATAGCGCGTAAAGCCTTCGAGATGCATGGCGGGTGCCTGCCGTTATGCCGTAGGGCCTGCATGTGTGACTGTGGATATGAGCTGTATCACGCCATGATTCGTGACGAAGATAAAAATGGCTGATTTTCTAATGTTTCTGTCGCACAGCACTTTTATGGCCCTTTTAGGTGGCTGGTTTGCATTGAGGCACTTTGAAAAACGATAAAACCATCACAGAGCGCATTTTCCAAGACCAGATACGCACTTTGGCGCTTATGAATGGCTGGCAGTTTTTCCATCCCTCACCCGGGCAAGTAAGGCCTGGAGTGTGGCGCTCAGATGGTAAAGGCTTTCCCGATATTTGCATGGCCCACCCTGAGCGCGGCTTATTATTTGCCGAGTTAAAAACCGACTCAGGCAAAGCCAGCAAAGCGCAACTTGAATGGATACGCGCTATCGCCCCACATGCTGAAATGTATTTATGGCGGCCTGCAGACCTCTCACAGATTGCACTCAGATTGGGGCGCGCTAAATGATTCTGCTCGCCTGGTACGCATTCCTAGCCACTTTGGGCGCTTGTCTCATCATTGGCATACGCAGGGGCTAACCTCACCGCACAATTTAAAGACTCAAGGCCTCGTAGGGATTTGCACTCTGCAGGTATTTCACACCTGGGGACAGGGGTAGACGAGGCTGTCCCTAAAGGGCTAAGAGCTTCGAGCAGCGTATGAACGACATAAACACGATGGTGACGGCCCTACAAGGATTCAAACGGCGACCAGTGGAGACAACCCACAAACGGCGGGAGGGACACCTAGCACAAACTCTCTCACTAACATAAGACCAACCGCAGCGAAGCAAGGGCGGTAGCAAAAAGGAACACATGGCAGGCAACAGAAAACAAACAGCACAGTACAGAGCCAACAGAGCAGCACTCCTAGAAGGCAAGCCTGACTGCTACTGGGGATGCGGGCGCCCAGCCACACAAGCAGACCACCTCTTAGAGCATGACGCTGGAGGAGATGACTCCTCAGCCAACCTCGTACCAGCCTGCGCTAAATGCAACTCATCTCGAGGCGCCCAATATGTCAACCGCAAGACCGCACAAAGACAACAAGCACGAAACGCCGCACTAAACGCAGAACCCAAAATTACCGAAAATCCCATTTTTTTAGGCGAAGTAATCAC